ATTATATTCAGTCAAAAACAAATAGAGCTTTGATACTTGATGATATCAGTTCTCAATTTAATAGCAATCCTAGAGTAGAAAAATATTCTAACATTTCTGAGTTTAATTTTCCAAATGAACCTTTTATAAAGAGTTTTGTATTTGTAAGAGATACATTAAGAACTAACGATAAAGCACTCTATCAAATTATTCTATTGAATGATGATCCTAACTTTGAGCAAGTGACTTATGCATCTAACTGGAGTTCTTATGATTTGGGGTATTTTGATGTCCAAAGAACAAGTGATTCTACTATTGCTATTCAGTTTTATCCTTATATATTTGATTATAATAACTATAATGTAAGTAGTTTATCCATTCCATTATTTAAACAAACACAATCTGGTATTACTACTCAATCTTTAGGGACAGTTGGTGCTTTAGAAGTCACTCCAAAAGTTTCTATAGCATCTACAACTTCTCCTACTTCCAACCAGATAGTTGCATTTTCTACTTCAAAATACACATCATCTAAAGCATTAGTATTAATTCAAGCAGATAATGGATTGATACAATCTAATGAATTGACAATAATCCAAAATGGAACTGATGTTGTTGTTTCTGAATATGCAAATATAATTTCTGATGAAAAAATATATTCCGAATCTGGTCTTGGGACTTATAGTGCTGAAATAACTGCTGGAAATGTTATATTATCATTTACCCCAGTTTCTGGCATTGGAGTAACAGTGCACACTCAGTTGACTTCAATTTCAGCAAATACTGGTATTGGAACTACTATTATTGGTGGAGCATATATTGATTCTAATTATGTGTCAATTGCATCATCTTTAACACCATCATTTAGTGTTGTTTCTGGATATGCCACATCTCAATATAGTGCTTCTTATATTTTGGCAGAAGTAAAAGACATAACAAATAATGAAGTACAATTTTCTGAAATAGTATTAGTTAATAATAATACTGAAACATATATTGAAGAATATAATGTAACTTACACAAATGCAAGTATTGGAGAATTTACCTCTGAAATATCTGGATCTTTATGTAACTTAAAATTTAAACCTATACCAAATATTGATGTTGAAGTTAGGATTATAAAATACGTTACATCTGAAAGAAATTCTTCTGGTGTAGTGACATTTACAGATGCTGAAATTAATTATCAGTATTCAAGATATACTGGAACAATAGCAGACGTAAAAACTTCGTTCAATCTTACTCATAATACATATCCTGTATTTTATAAAGATTTTGATGGATCGAATGCAAACATAGTTAATATTACTGATAATGTAATTAACATACCAAGTCATTTATTTTCATCTGGAGAAAAACTAACTTATTCATATGAAAATAGTCCAATAGGTATTGCTACTACTTCTGTTCTTGGTGTTGGAGTTACTAATAAACTTCCGTCTACAGTTTATGTAATAAAAGTAGATGAAAATAAAATTCGGTTTGCTGATTCCCCTACAAATGCTTTATCTTCTCCGCCAGTTCCATTAATCATATCTTCTGTGGGAATTGGGACTAGTCATTCATTAAATCCTGAAAAACAAAATACAAAACTATTGATAACAATAGATAATATTGTACAGTCACCGCTTGTTGATAGTGGAATATCATACACAATAACTGAAGATTTTTCTGATTTAACTAGTTTAGTTAAATTGAATGGGATTGATAATATTTCCTCTGGAGATATTTTAAAAATAAACAATGAATATTTAAAAGTTGTTAATGTTGGTATTGCTACCACAAACGGTGTAGTCGTTAACAGAGGTATTTTTGATACTAATATAGTAACTCATTCTTCTGGGTCAATAGTTAAAAAATATAATGGTAGTTTTATTGTAGATAAAACTACTTTATATTTTGTCGATCCTCCTTATGGAAAAATAGGTATCAATAGTGATCAATATTCATCTTTCCACGGAAGATTATTTTTAAGAACTGGTCAACCAGGAAGTGCGATAACAGCATATTCTGAAAACTACCTATTTGATGATATATCAAATAATTTTACTGGAATTGGAAAAACTTTTACATTAAAATCAAATGGTTTTGACCTTGTTGGCATTTCTACAAATAATGGAATTATTTTAATCAATAATATTCCTCAAGTTTCCGGATCTACACAAAATTATGTACTATCTGAAGTTGGTGGAACTAAAACTGATGTCGAATTTAATGGTGTGCCGCTTGCTAAAACTTATGATGTAAATACAACTCAGATTCCTAGAAGTGGAGTTATAAAAGATTATTCCTCAAATTCTGGATTTGGGTTGCAACCTCTTATAGGTGCTGGAGGAACTTCAATAATTTCAATTGGTGGAACTATATCTTCAGTTTCCATAGGAAATAGTGGGTCTGGTTACAGAAGTGGAATACAAACAAATATTAATGTAAAGGCAGTTGATCCAATCACTGGCATATCAACTATTATTGGATATGGTAATGTGAGTTCTGGTTTTGTCACTTCAGTCACAATAACAAATCCAGGTTCTGGATACACTAATACAAATCCTCCACTTATTGAAATTGATAGACCATTATTATATGAAAACTTAAATCTTGTAGGTGGTAGTGGGACTGGCGCTAAAGTTTCTATCAATGTTGGTCAAGGTAGTAGCGTTATTGACTTTAATATTACAAACTATGGGTATGGATATAAAGATGGTGAAAGATTATACATTGAAACAGGAGGTTCTAGCGGAATACAAACAGTATCTACTGCTGGAGTTGCTTTCACATCCTTTAGTATTGATATAACTTCAATATATTCTGATAAGTTTGCTGGGTGGACATTTGGCGAACTTCAAACATTAGATGACCTAACTCCATTTGTAGATGGTGTTAGAAGAACATTTACTTTAACCTTAAACTCACAAGTTATTGATTTGAGAGCAAAAGATGATTCGCTAATTAATATTGATGCTAATATTATTGTTATTAGAAATGGAATAATTCAAATTCCTAACGAAAGTTATATATTTAATGGAGGAAGTAGATTATTCTTTAGTGAGCCTCCATTAATTGGGGATAAAATACAAGTTTTATTCTACAAAGGTTCAATTTTTGATAGTGAATTTGTAGATATTGAAGAAACGATTAAAGTTGGAGATAGAGTTCAGTTATTAGATGAAATTTATTTAGAAGATGAGAGAATAGTTAAAGATATTATTAGTTCAGATATAATTGAGACTAACTATTATTCTGGATTAGGTATTACTACTGATTTTGATTATCCAAGAATATTAACATGGACAAAACAAAAAGAAGATTTAATTATAGATGGTCAACAAGTAAGTAAATCAAGATCAATAAACAACTCCAAACTTTTCCCTGTTTCTAACATAATAAAACCCGTATCAATCGGATCTACTGAAATATTTGTTGAATCTGGACAACCACTCTTTAAGGAGTTTGATGATATATCTGAATCAGATTTAAATGTGGTTATTATAGATAATTCTGTAGGAATTGGGACTACAAATTATGCTAATTATGAGCAAATAAATAGCGTCAAAATTTCTGGTGATTTTGGCATAGTTAGTGGCGTAACAACTGGAGTAGTTGGTAGTGGATTAACTGCTTTAATTTTAGATTTTATAATTCCTATAAATTCTGCTTTAAGAGATATTTCTATAGTTGGTTCTGCAACAACAATATCTGGAATATCTTCTGGATATTACTTTGTTCTTTCTGAAACTAACGTTGGAAATGGAGTAACATCTATATCATCCAATGGTTCTGTTGTTGGAGTTGGGACTAGTTTTATTGATGGTGTTTATGAAGTATATTCAACAAGCGTTGTTACTGGTAATGCTTTTGGTATTGGTTCTACTTCTTTCTTAAGAGTAACTACATTAATAAATTCATTTGCAGGTATTTCTACTGGAAATAATAATTACTATGGAAGGTATAGTTGGGGTAGATTATATGACTTTAATGGTAGTGCCAAAAAATCATACTCTGTTAACCTTTCGAATGGATTGACTGGATTATCTACATCTGCATCTGTTGTTAGAACTAAAAAAATTCGTACACCATATTAGTATAAATAAAGAAAAAAACTAAAATGCCAGCAATTTTAACTGATAAATTTAGAATACAGGGAGCATCAAGATTTATTAGTGATGTTTCCGATAGTTCAAATAGTTACTATCTTTTTATTGGATTGCCTAATCATAATGAAATACAATCAAACTGGAATAATAATCCTCCAGCACCAAAAGATAGTTTTGATGATGAAAACTCATATCATGAAAGTATGATTTCTTTGAAAAAAATTAGTTCTTCTGATGTAGTTAGAGTTATTAGAAAGGTAACTTGGTCACAAGGGACTACTTATGAACAATATCGCCACAATTACACTAGAACTAATCTATCTCCAGTAAGTTCTGCTACAAATTTATATGATAGTAATTTTTATGTGGTAAATAGTCAATATCGTGTTTATGTTTGTATTCAAAATGGAACTGATCCAGACAATTTGACTGGTAGACCATCTTTAGGTGAACCTTTACATACTGATTTAGAACCAAGAGTTGCTGGATCTAGTGGAGATGGATATTTATGGAAATATTTGTTTACTATAAACCCAAATAGCATTTTAAAATTTGATAATGATTTTTATATACCTCTACCAAATGACTGGTATACTAATTCAATATATTCAAATGTTAGAGATAATGCTGTTGATGGACAAATAAAAGTAATAAATCTCTACACTAGAGGAAATACATACAACCTTCAATCTCAAGTTGCGACTGTAAATATAAAGGGTGATGGATCTGGTGGGACAGCCTCAGTTACTTTTAATGCAAATAAGGAGATCGAATCTATTGTTGTATCAAATGGTGGAAGTGGATACACTTATGCCACCTTAGATTTTGAGAGTGCTGGTATTGTAGCAAATGTTCCTGCAACATATGAAGTAATAATTCCACCAAAAGGTGGGCATGGGAAAGATATTTATTCTGAGTTAGGATCTTATAGAGTTCTTGTTTATGCTAGAATAGAAAACAATTCAACAGATCCTGATTTTGTTACAGACAATACTTTTGCTAGAGTTGGATTAATAAAAAATCCAGTATCTTTTGGATCTACTTCAATAGCAAGTAATTCTAACTTAAGTGCAGTTTATGCACTTAAGTTGACTGGTGCTGGGGCAAGTACTGCCACATTTACCCAAAATAGTCAAATAACTCAAACTGTTGGTGTTGGTACTACAGCAGTAGGTAAAGTAGTTTCATACGATCAAACTACTGGAGTTCTTAAGTATTGGCAAGAAAGAAGTCTATATATCTCCACAACTACATCTGCCCCAAAATATGGAAGAAGTGTCATTGGATTTACTACGTCAATTTCAACTGGCGGGAATTTAAATATTGTTGGTGGAAGTGTCACTCTTCAAATAGATACTTCATTCGGTACTCAAAGTAATCCAGGTGTGACTACGACAATAAATAGTAGAAAATATTACCTTGGACAATCATTTGTGTCTGGATTATCAAATCCAGAAATTAAAAAATATTCAGGTGATATAGTTTATGTTGATAATAGAGCGTCTATTTTAAGATCAGTAAACCAAAAAGAAGATTTCAAAATTGTATTAGAGTTTTAAAAAACTATGCCACAGGGAACCAATTTAAATACCAGTCCATATTACGACGATTTCGATAAGACTAAAAATTATTATAAAGTTCTCTTCAAACCAGGATTTCCTGTTCAAGCAAGAGAATTAACTACATTACAATCAATTTTTCAAAATCAAGTTGAATCATTTGGAAATTACTTATTTAAAGAAGGTTCTGTAGTAATTCCCGGTGGAGTGGTTTATCAAAACTATTTTTATGCTGTAGAAATACAATCTTCTTTTGCTGGAATTGATGTTGGAAATTATCTTTCAGAATTAGAAGGTAAGAGAATTAGGGGGTCTTCCTCTAATATTGTAGCAAAAGTTGTAAAAACTCTTCCTTCTTCAGAATCTACAAGAAATAGCAATACATTATATGTGATGTATGAAAGTGCTGGTGGCAATGATTCTACTGTAAGCAATTTTTTTGATGCTGAAGAGTTATTACTTGAAGAACAGTTAACTTATGGAACCACATCAATTTCTGCTGGTGAATCTTTTGCTATAACAAAATCTGTTAATGCAAACTCAATTGCATCTAGTGTTACTGTAAATAGTGGTGTCTATTTTGTTAGAGGAACTTTTGTTGATGTTCAATCTCAAACAATAATTCTTGACCAATATTCCAACACCCCTTCATATAGAGTTGGTTTTGATGTTGTTGAGTCTATCGTAACTGCAAATGAAGATGAAAGTCTTTTTGATAATTCTTTAGGGTCATCAAACTTTGCAGCTCCTGGAGCAGACAGATTAAAAATATCATTAGTTCTAACTAAAAAATCATTAGATAACTTATC